GGAGAGAGGTGGGAATGCGAAGGTATAGCGATTACTCCCCATACTTGCTCTGACTTAACAGCACGGGGGAGTGCGCTGGATGGTGGGTACTAGCCCTTTAAGTCTACCAAAAATCTAACAAGTGTTCAAGACAGATGTCAGATAATTTTCCCCGGAAAGGAGAGATTGGCGTGGATCAGCTGATACCGGTCGATTATGGAAATCCTGAGCGGCCCACCGTCAGCGGACGGGAGCTTCACGAGTTCCTGCAAGTCAAGACGGCCTACAAGGATTGGTTTCCCCGCATGGTTGAGTACGGGTTCACCGAGGGCAAGGACTTCAACCCGCTCAAAATTGAGCGGGTTCAGGACGAGGGCGGGCGCAAGGTCACCCGCACGGTGGACGACCACCAGCTTACCATCCCGATGGCGAAGGAACTGTGTATGCTCCAGCGCAACGAGAGGGGAAAGCTGGCCCGGAAGTACTTCTTGGCCGTGGAGGAACAGTGGAACAGCCCGGAAGCCGTGATGCGGCGGGCGGTTCTGCTGGCCGACAAGAAGGTGAAGCGGCTCCAGAGCGAGAAGCGAGAGCTTGCGACGCAGGTAGAGGAGCTTACCCCAAAAGCCGTTTTCGCAGATGCGGTTTGTTCCAGCGACAACAGCATCCTGATCGGGGAGCTGGCGAAGCTCATTTCCCAGAACGGGGTGCCGATTGGTCCGAGGCGGCTGTTCTGCTGGATGCGGGAGCATGGATACCTGATCCGGCGGCATGGCGACGAGTACAACCTGCCGACGCAGAGGTCGATGGAGCGTGGATGGTTCGAGTTGAAGCAGACGGCGGTGATTCATTCCGACGGGCGCACAATCGTGTCCATCACGCCAAAAGTTACGGGAAAAGGGCAGATTTACTTCATCAATCTGTTTTTGTCGAAGGAGAAAGGAGAAGATAGCATGAAAAAAGTTCCGCTGCCTAGCTGGTGTGTGGAAGTGAAGCGGGCGATGATCGAGCATGGCGACATGACCGTCACCGATCTGGCGAAGGAGACCGGCTACTCCCGGTCTCACATCAGCAGCATCGTCAACGGTTCTATGCGGCCGTCCGGCGAGGTCAAGGATGCCATTGAGAACTGCCTTGGCATCCACTGAACCCTGTATCAATTCTAGCAGAAAGGAGGGGAAAGCGAAATGGCGCGTGATTCCCAGAATATCTACAAAAACGCCCGGAAATCTGCCGGATTGACACAGGAGAAGGCGGCGCAGTATTTGAACGTTTCCGTCGATTCCCTGCGGGATTACGAGGGCGACGAGCGGCCGGTGCCGAACGATGTCGCCAGCGCAATGTGCGACGTGTATCAGGTGCCGTATCTGGCGGTCCAGCATCTCCGGCAGTCCTCAAAGTTGGGGGAGCGGGTCGTTCCCGAAATCCAGCTCAAGGATTTCCCGGAAGCCGTTCTGGGCGTTCTGGCCGCTGTTCAGCGGTTCGTGGCAAAGCGAGACGCTATGATCGAGATTGCCGCAGACGGGCAGGTCACAGAGGACGAGCAGGCAGAGTGGAACGGGATTCTGAAGCTCATTGACGGCCTGAACATGGCGGCGACCAGTATGAAATTCACGAAGGGAGGACAAATCAAATGACACTTGCCCCGAATACCTTTATCGGCGCAGCAGAGATTACGGAGATCGTGGGATGCAGCAAGAGCCGAGCCTACCGGTTTATCCGGCAGATGAATGCGGAACTGGAAGCCAAGGGCTACCTCGTATTCCCGGGTCGAATTCCGTACCGCTACTTTCTGGAACGTTTTGGACTTGTGGAGGAACCGAAGGATGCAAAAACGGATCGTTCCGCTGCTGGCGACGCTGGCAGCGCAGATACTGCTGGCCGGAAGCATCGGCGCAGCAGCAACCGCTTCAATGTCGAGGCAAGCTGAGATCACGGTCATCGAGATCCCGCTTCGGGCAGAGATCAGCCAGACAAGCTGCATCCGCACAGACCCGGAGCCGTACCCGACAGCGGCCTGCACCGTTCCGCTTGACGATGGCCTTCAGCGGTACACCGAAGAAATGTGCGATTTGTACGATGTTCCGTTAGAGCTTGCCTATGCAGTCATGCAGGTGGAGAGCCAGTACACGGTGGATGCCACCAGCACCACCGGAGATTATGGTCTGATGCAGATCAACAGCATCAACGCCGAGTGGCTGGAAAGCGAGCTTGGGATCACCGACCTGCTGGATGCCCGGCAGAACATCACGGCGGGCTGTTACATACTGGGTCAGCATCTCGAACAGTACGAGGGCGATATCAACCACGCACTGATGGCTTACAACCTCGGCACCGGCGGGGCGGCAAAGGCTTGGAACGCCGGAACCCGCAGCACGGCCTACACCGACAAGGTGTGGAAGGCCATGATTGAACTTCTGGAGGCAGAAAGGGATGTTTCTTGAGATGATGCAGAACTACGCAGAAAAGCGGCTCATTTACGACGTTTTTGCTACCTATCGGGATGTGCAGGATGCGGCGGCGG